TTGAAGCATTCCATTCTAAAGCGACTCTCATTCCGCCAATGTCATACCAAATTTGATCAATTGTAAGTCTTGAAGGCGTTTCGCCTTTTGCATTAGCGTTTAAACCTGAAACATCGACCTTTGCTACAGAAGACTCACCATTGCCATCTGATAGATTTGTTAATTTGATAATAGCTCTTTTGTCTGTGTCTACTATTGTTTGACTTGTTACTGCGTCTGCCATTTTTTTCTCCTGTTAGAGAACGGGGCCGAAGCCCCGCTCTAATTTAAGTTTTTACTTATTAGCCGTTATTATAATCAAAAGCTGCGCCCCAAATTTTAATAACTAATTTACCTGCTGTGTAAGCAGCTTCAGTAGCTGTTCCACAAGTTAGGTAAAGATATTTTAGTGAAAGTGCTGCTAAAGTAGCTCCGGCATCATGTTGTTGTCTCATGCCAAGAGTCCAGTCACCACCATTTACAACGACTGTTGGAGTTGATACCGCTGCATTTTCTGCATCAGTAGCTGTCGCTGAACACACTAAATTAATATCTGGGTCTCCACCTGTAGGTGCTTCAACACAGCTCATTTCAATGCTGTATGGAATACCATTAACTCCAGTTGTTAGTTCTGCGATGTAAGCATTAGCTGCTCCACCATCAGTTCCAATAACATCATTAGCGGAACCACCACAAGCTAATCCACCGTGAAGGTCAATTAGAATAGTCGTGTAAGTTAGACCACCAATTTTATTAACAAAAGTGTTAATTGCATCATCAGCAATTCCTGATCCATGCGCATTAGGTGTAATTTTGAAAATAGTAGCTGCTGTACCTAAACTTCCATTGTTAGTACCTGTTGAAGTACCTGCTGCTACAATGTTGTTTCCAGTGCTTGCAACTTTTTCTACTTCCATACCACCAGCAGCTTTGATAACTGCGTAGTCAACAAAAGCTCCAGTAGTTGTGTTTTTAGTTGTTGCTTTAATGTCACCGTCTGAACGGACTGTTCCATTAAATGTTGTTGTTGCCATAATTATAATCCTCCTAGTTTGTGTGAATACTGTCTCTAGGCCGTCGACTATACTGCGTCAGTATTCTTTAATAATTGTATAGTGATTAATCTATAGCTCTTTTTTGCAAAGAGTGCAAGGTATCCTGTAGTGAAAAGTTGATTTTTATGAAATAGCCTTAACCGGCTATTGATGCCTCAGGAGCAGCGTCTTTGATCTTGAGTAAACGAGTATCTTCTTCAAACTCTTGAGCGATGATTGCTTTAATAACGTCTTGGATCTTTTTGTTAATTTCGATCATTTTAACGTTATGTCGCCCCGACTTCAGATACTCCTGTTGCCACTCTAGCTCCAAGGATCTTTTTGTAGTGTACAGTTCTTGGATCATTTGTAACCTCCTCATAGGTTATCCATTTACCAGTTTTACTAGTAAATCCATCAGACTCGAACTTTACCTCATTTTTTCCTAGTTTGTCAAGGATTACTTTTTCGATACTTTCAAGATTATCTTCGGCCATAGCCTTAAAATCAGCAGAATAGCCATTATAACGGATTTGTACTCGGAAGTGTTTCATAGTTATTTCGTACTTTATATGTGAAATGAGGCGATTTTAAGGCCGCCTCATTTCTATTTTTGTTTGCTAATTACGCACCTGGTGATCCGAAGACACCACGCCAGTCAGACCAGCCGAAGCTGTATCTTTCTCTAGCTTTGTATCTAACGTTACCAGTTTCAAAATCGCCTTCCATAGCGGTTTTGATTGGTGCTCTAACAAAGTGTTTTAGTCCATTAGGAACATCTGTTTTAATGAACCATGCGTCAGTATCTGTTAAATAGTGATTAACCACATAACCTTGTGGGATCACATTCATAGATACAACAGCACTGATGTCATTATCAGCTGTTCCAGTTCTACCGACAGATTTTAATAATCTTTCAGCAGTAAATTGAAGTGCAGAAGGAACAACCATTTTTCTTCCTTGAGCCGCAATTTTTAAACCTCTTTCATCAGTTAGCGCTGCAATGTCAATCATTGCTTGCTCTAATGAAGTTTCGTTTAAGTCTGCTGCAGTTGATAGTTCATTTTGTTCTGTACCAGACACAAGAACGTGTGCTGTTGAACAAAGTTCTAAACCATCTCCACCAGTATATGAACTGTTAAACGCTCTATTAAGAACGTTCGCTGCTTTAACTTGTTTCGCGTTAGCCATAGATCTAGCTAATGCTTTTGTATATCTAGACGCAAGTCTATCATACAAATTGTCTTCAATCGCTTCTTCAGTAATTGAAAACGCTAAAGCAAGCGTTTCATGCGTATAACGAGCCGTGAAAGTTTCAGTTGCTGCGTCGTAGTTGACACTTGAACCTTCCGGTTTTACACCCGCATTTCCGAATCCAGATAACATAACTTCTTCTTCAAAAGCTCTGTCTGAATTTTCTGTATCGAAAATTTGTGAGTGTTCGTTAGCGTAGTTTTTGTACTCCAGGCCAAATAGTGCATTTAAACCTGGCTCTAGTTCCTTAACTAGTTGTGCTCTTGATATTGCCATAATTTATACTCCTATATACCTGTTGCGAATGTAAATACATTCTCACCAGTGCCAAATACAACATATGCGTTGCAATTTGCTGTGCTCGTATCACTGTTGTCTGGATCCTTAGATATACCAATCTGCTTAAGTCCTGAAGCAGTGGTTCCAAATGAAGAAGTATCTAGTTCCTGAGTCGATTGACCAGTAGTAGTACTTCCACTCGTACCTACAAAGTTCCCTGAAGCAAAGTTCAGAGCTGCTGTGCCGGTTTCATCGTGTTGTGCTTCAAACACAATGTCTGGGTCCATATATATGGTAGCTACTGTATCAGCAGCTGCTGTGCTAGCTGGATAGTATGCTTTCCATGTTGGTTTACTTGTTGTTGGGTCGGTATAAAACACACCGCCGAAAACACCTGCTTGTTGCACGTCTCCGACTGTTGCTGCTTCAACACCACCCGCTGTTACTGCTTCAACTACTTGACCAGTATAAATAGCTGTGTCGTAGTTATTAGCAATATTAGCTTCTTCTGTTCTGATTTGTCCACCTGTAAGAGATCTTACAGGTCTGAAACCAAAAGCTGCGTCTTGATTTGCCATATTTTTCTCCTAATGTACCTGCCCCGAAAGGCCTCCAGTACGTTTTAATTTAATTCGTTGGATTTAGGAATCGCTAATAAATTAGTTTTTCTTTGTTCCACCGAAGGTTACACGAGTCTGCCTCTCACTATTGATAGGCATACTTGGGTGCTGATCCTTCAGAAGATCATTATCAATCGCGTCGTCTTTGTCTTGAGTTATTTTATTAAAATACTCATCGCGCGATTTAACAAGCTCTGTCGATATCCTAGCCAGCAATAGGCCGCCAACTCCAATGACCCCTTTGTATTTTCCTTCGCTCAGTACTGGATAATCTTGACCTGGATATTCATCAGCTCTTACAAGCTCGTATCCTGATCTTAATTTGCCTGCCATGTTCTTTGTATCATCAAAGCCCATTGACTCGGCTCTTATCCACCTATGATGGTATCCATCTGGTGCAAGGGGTGCATCTAAAGATGATGGTGGAGTCCAAACTGTTTTTCGAGAAGTTTTTTCTCTTGTTTGACTCGCACGGGAAGTTTTTATTTTATCTGTACTCATATGCTTTACGCCTCCTTCGTGAATTGTTTTTGTTTCGCATATTCTTCAAGTGGCACACCTAATTTTTTAGCGATTGCTACTTCTGAGGATGTGAGTCTCACTGTATTGCGACCAGGTCTTACACTTCGCGTCGCTGACGCTACTGTTTGTGTAACTTTTGTCGATTCCTTAGGTTTAGTTCTATCAAATTTATGTGGGAAGTCAATACGCATTCTTTTATCTACTTCAGAATAATATTCTTCCGAATTTGGGTCAAACCCCTCTTGCTCTGTTAGTTTTTTATGTAAATCAAAAGCAGTATATGTCATTGCTGAATCTTGTCCAAACCATGGATTTTTTTCAGCCCATGCTTCTGCTTTTGGGTCTGCTGGAGGTGTTTGTAAAGATTGATCTAAAGAAGGTGTTCCTTTTGACAGTTTCATCCTCTCTTTAGTTGCTTCAGCTTGTGCTTTTAAAGTGGTAACTCTTGCTTCTTCAACACCAATTTGAGCAATCATTTTCTGCGCGTCTACTTCCGCATTAATATCATTTGCTTCTCTTGCTGCTGCAAGTTTTGCTTTAGCTGCTTCTAATCCAGCTACAACTTTGTCCTCCATTGCACTAACATAACTAGGTTCTAATGTTGTCAGTCTAGTTTTCAATTTAGAAAGTTCTACTTGACCACATCTGGCGTAATTTAGAGCGGCTTCTTTTTGCCTTTCAGCTTCTCGCCATTTTTTAGTTAGTTTAGAAATTCTTTTTTGAACACCTTCACTATATTGTTCTAGTTCTTCTTCTTTTTTCTCTTCTACTTTTGTTTCTTGTTTCTCGTCACTTTTTTCTTGTTTGCTATCCTGAACATCAGACTCGACATCAGATTTCTCAGATGTGTCATCGGGCTTAGGACTGTCTTTAACAGTTTCATCTACAACCTCCACATTTTCTGTTACTTTTTCTTCTGGAAGCTCAACGTCAGCTCCAGGTCCTGAAGTATCTATATCTACTGTTTTTTCTTTGTCTGGCATAGTATCCTCCTATGATTAAATATTATGAAGCACGGATTCTGGATTTTGGATTGTACCCAAAACCTCATCATCATTTAATAAGCGTACTTCACCGCCTTCGATGGGTAGTCTTGATCCTGCGTATTTTGCAAAAATAACCCAATCACCTTTTTTGCACCACGGTCCCGTTGGATATTTTTCTTTATCATGATAGGCCAACGGTCCTACTTTTAAAACATAGCCACAATTTGTGGCAATTCGTAATTTCTCTAATGATTCTTGCGCAATTAAAATTCCACCTTTAGTTTTTTCTTTAGGTGTAAAGGGCAAGACTAAAAGTCGCCAGCCGCTAGGCTCTGGCAACTGTGCTTTTTGCTTTTGAATATTTTCTGGATTTAGAGGTTCTCTTTCCTCTGATGTATACTTATCCGTTAAGGCGTTCTTATTTTTTGGAACTTCCTTTGATGTTGATAATATTTCCTTGCTCATCTTTTTGCTCCTTAGCTTTTAGCAGGTTAGAGATTTCCTGAAGCATATACTGATATGTACGTGCCTGTCCTAACATATAGTTGTATTTTTCCATATTGTCAACACCACCACTAATCATAGTGTCTCCAATACGTTGAAGATTTTCTTGTAATATTTTTTGTAATTTAGC